ATAAACGTAACCGTTATGAGCCTGTAGAAATTGATGTAAAACATATTGAGCATTTAATTGATAATTTTGACAATGCAATGCTTGACATGGAGCCTAAAACAGCGTTATCATCTGCTGTACGCATTATTAACTATTTGAAGGAGGTATTAAAATGAACATTATCTTTGCAATTCTGCACCTTGTAGCTGTATTTACATTCTGGCCTATCTTGTTTATTACAATTCCATTGCATATTATTGCAGCTAAGAAATAATATGAATAATACACAAACATTACAGCAGAAACTTGAACAGGCTCTAGCATACCTTGGAAATAAACATATTGTTGCTAAAGATAGCAAATTTGTTTATAATCGTAACCCTGTTGTGTTGAAGGGGAAATGATGATTGATTTTTTCAGCGTAGAGACTGCAACATCTAATAAAACGTTGGATGGAATTGATTGGAAATTACTTTACGAAGTTGCACATGAACAAGAGTATCTAATTCGTTCTATTATTCAATTAAAGATTAACACACAAAAAGCATTGCATGAGGTGATTAAATATAATGGAATGGATGCAAATGGTACAGGTGTAGATGGATACCTAACACCACAAAGTATCCAAGGGAGATTGCTATTTTACAAAGAAACCCAAGAAGAAAGGGATAAAGAGATTATTGAATTTATGGCTACAAGATGGGAAGGTACTGTAAAGTATTTGTTTCTTTTGGAAAAGAAGATTAAAACAGGTAAGTTTAATAAAACAGATAATCAACTAGATTTATTTGGAGAAACATAATGGGAATCTAGACAAACTTTGATGGTAAGATCACTACACATATTGACGATCATTTTAGTTTAGAGAAGGCTTTTAAAGAGTTCTTTGATGGTGATGAGGCAAACATCTTCTGTACATCTTGGGTGAATAACGATAAACTTGTAACAGACTTTGATAGTAATATTGAGGATGAAGCAGTGGTTGCCACTAAGGATTTTCAAATGTTTCTTGAATATCATAAGAAACAAAATAAACATTTTGAGGCTGATGTGAATGTAAATGGAAGAATTTTAAAAGGATAAATTGAAAGGAATTATTATGAGTATGAACATTGCTATTAGTGCTGTGCGGGAAATTAATTACAAAGACTTGAAGGGAAATTTAAAACAGGACATACAAAAGGAATACTTCAAGGCGCAACAAACACCTAGTAACATATCTTATATGATTATAGGGGCAGATGACAGAGAAGCGGCTTATAAATCCTATATCAGTTCATTGCGTACAATAGAGCATATCCCGGTGTATGCAGAAGATGATTATATGGAAGAAGGGCAACCAGTTGAATATGTTGAGTACTGTTTTGCAGATGAACATATTAATGACTTCAATATTTGGAAGAATAAGATGGTTGAAAATGGATACACAATTGAGTGGGAGGTTTGGTGATGACTAGAGAAGAACGCTACAGCGCTTTTGAAAAAGAGTTGACAGAACTGTGTAAGAAATATAATGTATCCCTTGTACCTAACAGGTATGACATTCTTCAGGTTTGGAATGCTGGAACAAGGATTGCTGACAAGGAACATGAAGAATATTGGCACAGGTGGGTAGAAAATTGTTTGGAGGAACGGGTTGACAACAATTGAGAAAATTGTCAGAATATTGGAAGTGATTACATGCTTATTTATTATTGCAGGCGTAATTAGGCATTGGAATTAATATGAGTTATTACGCATGGTGCAGGAAGAATACTAGGTGGTGGAGAGGCTACATGATAATGCCGGGGTGTATTTACAAGGATGGTGATCCTATTATTTTGTTCCATTGCTCCATAGATACAGAAGTGGGAGATATTGTCAAAGAAGCTAGAGAAATGATTAATAAGCATATTGAGAGGGAGAAACAAAATGAACATTCAAGAAACAATTAAACATTTACAGAGTAGTATTAAGAAACGTGCTAACGATATTGCTTGGTGGGAAGAACAAAAGAAATATACTAAAGAATCTGCAAAGAAATGGGGAGATGGTAACACTGGGCGTATACATTGGCGTTACTATCACCAATTTAAAGCTTCAATTGAGGTGGCAGCAAAACAACAAAAGATTGAGAAATCATTGTATAAGCTAGCACTCGAAATTGCTAAAGCTAGTCCCAATGGCTCAATTAGTTTGTATCAAATTCGTGAGATGTAATTATGACTAAACGTACACGTTTTGCTTGGTTGCCTGTCAATATTTATAAAGCCAGCAGTAATCAACGATGGATTGTACATTCACGTTTTAAATGGATGTGTAAAGTGACAGAAACATACGTAGATCATTTTAATCAATGGATTGCATTAGAGAGGGATAATGACTAAGACAAGAGCTGCTACAGCCTCATGGTTGCTTCCTTCTCAAGCTGTTCCGCCGAAAGGTACAAAAATTAATTTGCTTACAGCGTGGAATGTTGCTTGCCAAGGTCATTGGGATGAGCTATCATGTGTTGCATGGAGTCCATTGTTGACAACGACAGAGGAAATTAGGCAAGCAATGTTAGATAAACAGAAGCAGATTAGGGAGAAGTTTAATGAAGTCAATTAAATCAATTGTAGGCTTTCCATTTATTGCTTCAGGGCTAATTGTTCTATCTGCTGGAACATTAGTATTTTGTTTTGGCTGTTGGCTTGCTGAGAAATCACAGAATGTTGGAAGTAAACAATGAATGACACAATGGGAACAATGATTGAAATCATTATGAAACGTGTTAATGACATTGACCAGCGTATTACTAAGATGGAAGAATCATTAGAGAAACTACGTTCAATTAATACTGTTTATTACTCTACAGGAATGCCAGAGCCTAAATATGGAGATTATATCCACTCTGTAAATAAGGAGATGAAATGACATTACGAGCAATGGCGATTAATTATCTTCTAGAAGAAACTAACGCCAAGGGAATTCCTTGGAAGCATGTCCAAGAAGCTAAAACAAAGTTAAATGCTTTGACAGATGCTAAGATTTTTGATATGTTGCTGGAGAAAAGTAGGTCACAAGGTAGAGATAGCTGTATTGATACATATCAATCTTTGAATAACTGGAGCATTTGGAACGAAGGGCTTAAATGACAACAGAAAGTATGCTGAATTATTGCATTGAGAAAGCACGAGAAGGAGATAGCTCTGGGCGTGTACGTGTATATTCTGTAGCTACAGATAAACGAGGCAATTTCTTAGGTGAAAGCCTCAATTCATACATTAAGACAAGCCCTATTATGAAACGCTGGGCTAATAAGATGGGGCATATTGGCAAGGAATATCTTCATAGTGAGCTATTAACTTTGCTAAAAAGTGTAAAAGCTGGTAAAATTATCTCTGATTTATACGTAGCTAGGGTGGATAAAAAGGGTAATGTCAAAGATGGCAAGCCTTGTGTTATTTGCTCAGCTTATATTCAGCAGGAATTCCCAGAATTGAAAATTCATTGGACATTGGAGGATAAATGATTAATCTAGCCCTAGTACGTAAACAAGGTATTACAGACGATGCAGCCTATCGTATTATGTGCCTACAACAAGCTCGTGATAAGATTCATACAGCTATGCAAATGATTGGTGAAACTGGAGAGAAACATATTCTTTTGGAGTTTGCTACATTGCTTGAAGCTATTGAAAGTAGTTTACAAAAGCTGTGGAAGTTTGAGCAGAACCCAGCCTATTATAAGTTCTGGACTGTCCCGTTCTGTGAATGCCCTGCTATGGACTGCGAGGATAATTTTCCAATCGGCCCATACTATATTAACTCGGAGTGCCCTGTTCATGGAGGAAATAATGCCTAAGTATATTGTTGTAGACAAGAGTGTTTCAGGACATTGTTGTTTTGAATATTCTATTGTTGAAGATACACAAAAGGAATGGAGCGAGGATTTCAAGGAGTATTTCTATGGTGAGCCTATCTGTGAAACTTACGAGCAAGAAGACGCGCAATTGATTTGTAAACTTTTGAATGAGGCAAACAATGAAACAAGCAATTGAAATTGTAGAAGAGCTGCTTAGTGAAACTGTCATGAGCAAATACATAAAAGGCTCAGAATGTATGGCTGCACGTAATGCCTTATCACTCGCCATCCAACGACTAAAGAGCGCAGAAGCTCAAAAGGCTAAAGATGATATTGAATATTTCAAACATCAGAAGGATTTGCTAGATGGAAACAATACATAAACAGATGGAGATTGATGGTGTTATACAAGACGTAGAAATACGTGTAGAAGTGACACATTACATGCACGTACCCGCTTGGGAAGGCAACCCTTATGATTGTCCATCAGACCTAGATTATACTGGGTACACAGAGCTAAGCTACAATATTGTTGATATTGTTATTCTTACAGACGAGGGTGAACAAAGTGTGAATATTCCTATTGACAGTCAACTAGAAAGTGAGATATATTCTGAACTGTTAGTAAGGACTGCATCATATAGGGAGCAAGACTTAGGCGATGAGCCATTGCTGTATGTTAAATATTAAGGAGGGAAATATGGTTAAATACAATCTTGATGACAAGGTAATGATTCTTGAAAATATCCACGGGTATTCTGAGGATTTTACAGGGAAGGTTGGTGTTGTTGAGGCTGCTACAACAACTGGTGTATATGTGAAAGTAACTTACGAGGACTCACGTGAGAGTTCTCTGTATTTTATGTACAAGTCAGTTGTACCTGTAGGCCAATGGATCAAATGGGATGGCGGAAAGCGTTGTCCAATTCCTCATGGCACTAAAATCATCGTTAAATACAGAGGTGCAGATATTCAACCAAGAGAAAGCTTTGCTGGAGATACGTACAGCATATATTGGGATCATTGGGGCAGCAAAAGCGATATTATTGCATACTATATCAAGGATGTTGTAGATAATGAGGATGGGGCGTCGGCGTATAACTCGAAAGAGTTACAGGTACATTTTAAATTGCTTGTCCCTGAGCAATCTAGTGCCACAGCCCCAGACATCCTACAAGAGGCTGCAGAGTGCCTCACAGCTCGTGCTGTAGAGCGTGACAAGGAAGGTGGCGAACGTAGTATGAAAGCTGCTATTGAGGCGTTTAATGCACTTACAGGGCATACGTTGACTGAAGAGCAAGGGTATGTCTTCATGACAGTGCTAAAAATCTCTCGTAGCCAAGGTGGATGTTTTAAACTGGATGATTTTGTGGACATGGCAGCTTATGCTGCATTGGCTGGAGAAGCTGGAGGTAAGCAATGCTAACAATCTATAAACTAAGTATGACAAATTGTGCCCCTTGCCGAGCATATGCTCCGACATTCAAGAAAATGGCTAAGGAGTTTCCTGAGCATTGTTGGGTGGAAGTGGATATTACAGAAGCTACAGGAGAGAGCCTAGCCAAGCAATTTGCCATTCGTTCTGTTCCTGCTACTATTGTTATTCGTAATGGGCATGAAGGAATGTTGACAGATAATGTCAAACTAGGTAATCTAACTGAAGAACAACTAAAGGAGTTTATTAATGTACAATGTACTAGTAATTAGTATTATATTTACAGGGTTCTTTATCCTAAACTTTGGAATGTTGAATGCTAAATGTGAGCACGAGTTTGAATCTAAGACGAGAGAAGACCTTGGAGCCTGTGTGCTATTTGCTGCAATGTTTACAGCATTAAATTTTGTCGGGCTGTTCATTGCGTTTTGCCTCACAGGCTTTGCGCAACATGGTCTATCTTATAAACTTAAATGCGATGAGAGCTAAATACCTAGTAATAGCGTTTATTTGCACGTTATGGCCCCTACAAGCGTTTTCTAGGGATGTGGATTGCCTAGCTGTAGCAATTCATAAGGAAGCGTCTGGAGAGGGCTTATTGGGGCAGCGCAGCATACTAGACGTTATACAACAAAGAATGAAAGATAAGCATAAGACAGCTTGCCAAATCATTAAAGAGCCGGGGCAGTTTAGTTGGGACACAACAGATGTTAAAGCTACAAAGCAACAGTTGACACGTTACAGGTTTGTTGCTAAGATGCTACCTGTTGTGAAGGAAGCTAGGTATTTCCATAGTGTTAAAGCTAGACCCTCGTGGGCTAAGAAGATGAAAGTTAAGGCCAAGATTGGCAGGCATTTGTTTTATTAAGGAGGGAAGAATGAAAGCAACTAAGACACAATTAGCTGTAGACATTGATTTTGATAAAGCTATCTACCCATTGATGGGTTTCTACAAATATGACGGTTGTTTTAGTGGAGACACTAAAATTATGACATCTATTGGTGAAATACCAATCAAGGATATTGTTGAAAATAAATTAAAACTGAAAGTAATTTCATACAACGAGGGTACGGGTAAAATTGAAGAAAAGCCTATCACTGGTTGGTTTAATAATGGTGTAAAGCAGGGTTTGAATTTTCGAGGCAGTAAGATAACAGAAAATCATAAAATGTATGACGGCGAGTCTTGGATACCTGCTTCAGAATCCGTTCAAAATTCTGTGTTGGATAATAAAGAAGTTGCAGGTTTTATTACGGGAATGTTACTAGGGGATTCACACCTAGCAGTAGAAAAGAGAACTGGGGGCTTTGGTAGTGCAAGATTAAAATGGGCAACAAGTAAAAATGATATACAATATGGAGATATGAAGGCCGAGCTACTCGCTAATCTTTGCAAAGTATCTAAAAAAGAGTATATTTCTGGTTTTGAAAAAGAGGCAGTCAGTTTTACAACTGGTAAATTAAACATTCTTGGAGACTGTTTATGGAAATTGCACACAACATCTTTAGATAGTGATAAAATTGGTAAAAGAAAACAAGTAATTGAAACGTCTGACTTAGTGAATTTTAATGACTTATCATTAGCCATTTGGTATTTTGACGATGGAAGTATTGGTTATAACAATGGTAATGAATTGACACCTAGGATATTTCTGGATGTATCTAGATATTCTGAAGAGTCCTGCAAGAATTTTATTAAAGTATTTAAATCTAAGTATTCTGTAACTCCTACATATTCTGAGTATAAAGGTGGTGTAGGTAAGAAGTTGTCGTTTAAGACAAATGATTCTGTATTTCTATTATGGAGAATGGCAGTTATAGCCTCTGGAATGATGCCTAGAAAATTCCCAAAAACAATGCAACTTGGGACTATTCCGCCAAATCTGGAGTCATTGAAGTTGAAAGCAGTTGGTACAAAAGTTGGCGGAGAGTGTAATCAGAAATTTACTGCCTACGATCTTGAAATAAAAGATAATCATAATTATTTTGCTAATGGAGTTCTAGTACACAACTGTCGTATGTGGAATAAGGATGGACAGGCTCTAGCACGATCTAACGAACCGCATGAAAATGTGTTCATCACGAATAAGTACTCTGACATTATGTTTTCGGGCTTCGACGGAGAGCTTACTGTTGGAAAGCCGAATGAAGAAGATACATTGAATCGTACATCTTCAGCTACACGTAAGCATAAGTGGGAAGGTGAGATTGTTTGGAACTTATTCGATTGGGTACACGATTGTGTTATAGATTTAACTTTTCACGAGCGTTACTTGACCCTACTGAATTATGTGGAAAAGAATCTTGAAGTAATGCACAATAATGGAATTCGTATTATCCCTTTTGAGTGGATTCATTCTAAAGAGGAAGCTGAAGCATTCTATCAACGTGCATTGGATGATGGATATGAAGGAGCTGTATATCGTAATCCTAGTGGTAAACATAAATCAGGCCGTAGCACACTAAAAGAGAATGATTTCCTACGAGCGAAATTACAGAGTACAAAAGAGGCACAAGTTATTTCTATTTATGAGGCAATGGCTAATGGAAACGAAGCTGTTATGAATGAGCTTGGGTATTTAAAACGAAGTTCAAATAAAGAAAATTTAACAAATAAAGGGATGTTAGGTGGTCTAATCTGTAAAGATTTAGAAACAGGGTTGAAATTTAAGGTAGGGATGGGTAAAATGAAGCATTGTGACAGGGTTTATTACTTCAATAACCCACAAGAAATCATCGGACAAATCATTACATACGCAAGTATGGATAAAGGTGTTAAGAATCTCCCGAGATTTCCTAGATTTATAAATATCAGATCAGGAAGGGATATGTCTTGAGGGATGAGTGGAAAAGTTATTTTTACTATGATGAATATAGTAAGTCCTTTCTGAAATGGAAGGTTGATATTTTTACAGGTAAAGATAATAATAGATTACTGGTATCTAAAGGAAGTGACGCAGGTTGTCTACATAAGACAGGCGGTAAAGAGTATTGGCGAGTTCAGCTTAACGGTAAGAACATCCTAGTTCACAGAATAGTTTATTACATACACAATGACTGTATTGATGATAATATGTTCATAGATCATATAGATGGGAATGGTCTTAATAACAGTATTGAGAATTTGAGATTAATACATCCTATCTTGAATGCAAGGAATGCTACCAGACTTAATACAAACAAGTCAGGTGTTACAGGGTAAGTCTTAAAACTTGTATTGAAAATAACGGCAAGCCTTACACCTATTGGGTAGCTCAGTGGAGGGATTTAAATAATAAAGTGAAATCTAAATGCTATTCTACTAACAAATACGGTTACGACGAGGCTTTTCGCATCGCTTGCGAGTATAGAGAAAAGATGATTCTTGAGCTTAACGCTCAAGGGGCTGGATATACTGAAAGACATGGTACAGTACATGATGGAGAATAAAATGACAGAACAACACACACCACTGGTTCCTGAAGATTGGGAAGCAAAAGGGTACAAACGTTTTTCCAATACTCATCGTATTCTTGGTGATTACTGTTCGTTTGGTCTACAGAAACTTGTTAGTGATGAAATCGGTAAGAAGTATTACATCACTGTAAAAGTGTATGACAATTCAGACCTAGTGGAGCGTGGACAAAACATTTCTTCGTGGAGTTATTCACCCTCTTTACAATTTATTTCAGAAGGTGTAACATTCGACTTTGACCCGTTCTTCCATGACACCACTATTGAGGATATGGAAAAGTTCATTCAAGGTGTTTGGGATAAACTAGATTGTGATTATTATGAAACTTGGGAGCATTGATATGAAAGCATTTTTAGCAGGTATTCTATTGGCAATTTCTTCTGTTACATTGGCTGACATTCCAAAATATTATGGGTACGATTGGTTGGATGATAATTGGAACGTTGTTCCTACAACTCGGTACAACCAAGTAAAGGAACATACCAACCTAAATGTTGTACACACAATCACAGCTTTAAACTCCGAAGTATGTAAAAACAACACATGCGCTCTTAATGTCAGGGCGGGGCATTCGGACGTGTATGTTGACATTTGCCCTAACAAAACTTCTGATAGTGATTGTATTAAGGAAAGTTATCAAAACATTTGGGGAATTGTAAACAAGATTTCAACAGCAATTAACAAACCCTCTGTAGTTTACTTGATAGACGAGCCTTTTTACGAATCTGCACTGAAACAAAATAATAACTACGTACAGTTTCGTTTTGCAAGCTATGTGTGTACAATGAATGAAGCATTAACAGCTTACGGACTCTCCATCCCTGTTATGACAATCTTATCAGACGAACAATATAAAAATTCCACATACAAGAATGAAATTCTTAACGGAATTCCATCTACAGGGTGTTCTGCTGGAGTTAAATCTGTTGTAGATTGGATTGGGATTGATAATTACACATGGACAAACAAACAGCAAGTATTGGAGGCTTATAATCACCTTGATCCTACAGGCAAATTTAAGTGGGTGATGGTGCCAGCAGCTTCATACGATGTAGCTAACGAAGCTTATATTGCTGCATTCTATAAAGAAGCTGCACAAGTAGCAAATAACTTTGTGTATATCATGAATTTCAAGTATGATAGTAGGATGTTTGGAAGTGGGAAGCAATCAGAGTTGAATTCTAAAAGCTTTGGTATGTTTATTAAGAATTTGCATAAGTAGGAGGGGATTAATGAATAGGTCAGCAGATATTGAAGTAGAATTTATTGATAAGATGGGAAATGACAAGCGTATCTGTAACGCAGCACGAGTTAGCTTCTCAAAGTGGGATGATTCTGAAGAAATTACAGAAGCAGATAAGGGTTTGCTAAAGTACTTGGCTACAGGTTTGCCTAAAGCAGAGCGGGATAATTGGGAAAGTAGGGCAAAAGCTCATACACACTTTACCCCATTCTGTCATGCAACAATGAGTGTCCGTGTAACAGTTCCAGCATTTTGTGCGAGGCAATTACACAAACATGTCGTTGGCTTGGTTATTAATGAGGAATCACGTCGTTATATTGTTAAAGATGTAGAGCTGTTTATTCCTGCATACATTCATAAAGCTCCAGATCATGCAAAGCAAGGAGCCAGTAGTGAGCTACATACGGGCTTGATTGAATTCAATGGTGAAAACAAAACAGCTTTTGAATTGATTGAAAAGTATACTAACCAGCAAGTTGATTTGTATGAAGCTCTAGTTGAAGCTAAAGTAGCTCCAGAAGAAGCCCGTATTGTTCTGCCATTGAATATGATGGTAAGCTGGATTTGGACAGGCTCATTGTTAGCCTTCAATCGAGTATACCAGCAACGAGCTGATAGCCATGCTCAAATTACAGGTACTCAAGAGTTTGCACATAAGCTTGGTAATATTTTATATGAACACTTTCCATATTCAATGGAAGCTTTAAATTCGTAAAGGAGGGAGTAATGTCTGAACAAAAGATGATTACAATTACAGAAGAACGTTACAATGATTTGCTAGAAAGCGAAATGTGGGAGCTTGCACTAGATCAGGCTGGCGTAGATAATTGGGACGGTTATGAGTATGCACAGGAATGTTATGCTGAAATGAAGGGAGAAAGTAATTGATTCAAAAAAGTACAATGAACTCCCTGCATAATGCTAATAACCCATACCAAGGCACTGATAAACGCGTTCTATGCCTATGCTCTGCTGGATTGCTACGCAGCCCTACAGCAGCGTTCGTACTACAGAAAGAACTAGGCTATAACACTCGTGCAGCAGGAGTAACAGACTATGCACTTATCCCTGTAACAGAGGTGTTATTAAAATGGGCTGATGAGATTGTCTGTGTAAATGAAGAAACATTTGAAACCCTAATGGATAATATTGTACGTTCACAATATTTGTCAGCAGAGTATTTCAAAGATAAGGTTGTTGTGCTAGATATTCCTGATATCTACCCACGGATGGATGAAACACTACAGAAAATTATTTTCACTCAATATCTAGAAAAGGATAATGTATGAAAATTAGTCTTGATAACAAAAGCCCAGCCGTGGCTGTACTGCTTGTGTCCTTACTGTCAGTGTCAGTAGTTGGCATCATTGGGGCATACGTTGCATATTGGTGGTATGTTGTACAATATGTGTTCAACCTAGCTATCGCCCCAGTAGCTATGATTCCCGCTATTAGTTATTGGCAGGCAGCAGGTGTTAGCTTGTTCTTAGGCATGTTCCGGCCACATTGGTCTGGCAATGATGCTGAAAGTAAGGCCAAGAATTATACTGTTGCAGCTACGCCATTCATTACACATCTTCTTACTTGGCTCATCTTGGGCTAACATGTTTAAGCCCTTGCAAAATGCTTGCAAGGGCTTTCTTCTTGTGGTAACATGTATTCTTAATTCATGAATAGCGAATGGGGGGGTTTATGATTACAGCTAAAGAAGCATTTGCACAAAGTTTGGTAAATGCTAAGCCAGAATATGAAGAGCTTGTACGATCATTTGAATTGTTACAAGGAGTGGCTATTGAGAATGGGCATAGTAAACTGTATTTTATTGCTAAAGGCAGTGAAGCTGCTCGTAATAAGTTTAAATACGAGCTAGAGGCTTTGGGATACACTTTTGATGGCTGGCTGCAGATGCAAACTGTTGGCATGTATGATGCAATGATTCATTGGGGGAGTTGATGAGTAAGTACGTAGTTGGTAAAAATCCTTGTCCATTCCGGGGATGTAATTCTAGTGACGGTTTTCATTGGTATGGAGAAGGTAAGGGAGGCATGTGCTTTGTCTGCAAGAAAGCCATCTTATCAGATGAAAGAAAAGCAGAGCTAGGTATTGAGAAATTTGAATGGACAGATGATATGGAGGCTGAAGTGGCAAGTAAAGAGCTATTGACAAAAGAAGAACTGGAACAGATTAAAGGATATACAGGAACTAAGGGACATATGTCTCGTGGTATTGAAGATGAGTACTACAAAGCATACTCTGTTCGCTTTAAATACTCTGAGACAACAGGGGAAGTGATTGAAACTTTCTATCCCTATACTGAGCAAGGAAAGCCATCAGGATATAAAGTTAGGGTTATGAATCCAAAGGATTTCCGCTCAATTGGTAAAGTTGGCAAGAAGTCTGACTTGTTTGGGGCATGGAAATGGAAGCAAGGTGGACATACCCTTGTAATCTGTAGCGGTGAAGCTGACACCATTGCTGCCTATGCAATGCTAGAAGAGTATCGTAAATCGAAAAGTAGCACCTTTGAACCTACTGCCGTGGTAAGTGCAGCAATTGGTGAAACTGGAAGTTATAAACAATTCCAAGAAAACTACGACTGGCTTGCATCATGGGGTAAGATTATTTATTTTCCAGACAATGATGTTGCTGGCCTGGCAGCTCTTGAGGATATCAATAATGTTATGCCTAAAGGCAAGTTGTTTATTGCTAAGCTTCCTGAAAAAGATGTTAATGACATGCTTGTTAAAGGTAAGCAGAAGCAATTCATTAAGGCGTTCTTTGATGCCAAGCCATATACACCAACAGGTGTGGTTGGTAGTAGTGAACTATATGAAGCAATGGTAGAGGCATCTCACGTAGAGAAGATGCCATTCCCGCCTGCTTACATAGAACTGAATGATATGCTTGCTGGCGGAGTAGCATTAGGGACAATCGGGGTTATTAGTGCATTCACTGGTATTGCCAAGACAACTATTGTAAATGAGTGTCTGTACTACTGGATTTTTAATAGCCCGCACAAAATTGCAGTAGTGTCTATGGAACAGAGCAAATCTCAGTTCGCTGAATTGATGCTATCTCGTCACATGGGCATTAAGATGGGCAAGATGCTTCCAGACCAGAAGCGAGAGTTTTTAAATAGGCCAGAAACTAGACAAGCAAGTGAAGTGTTATTTAAGGCAGAAGATGGCAGTGACCGTTTTCTAGTTGTAGATGATCGTGATATGGAAATTGAGAGCATGAAACAAGCTATCGAAAAAGCTGTCATTAGTTGTAATGCTCGTGTTATTATTTGGGATACAATCTCTGATGCAATGGATGCCCTAACAGTGGAAGAACAAGCACAAGTAATGAAGTGGTGTAAGAGTTTGGTAGCAATGTACAATTGCTCACTAATCCTTATTGCACACCAAAAGAAACCACCTGCTGGAGCTAAAGATGGTGCCGCTGGTGGAATGGGTACAGAGAGCGGTGTACAAGGCTCTAGCACGATTACTAAGTCAGCTACGTGGATTCTTATGCTTGCGCGTGATAAAACGAGTGAAGACCCTATTACACGCAATACAACGCTATTGGCGCTATCAAAGAATCGGGATGCTTCTGACACCGGCCCTGCTGGCGAATTGTATTATGAAGTAGCAACCCACACTATTCACAATAAGCAAGAGTGGCTTGAAAACAATGGAGTAAGCTTTTAATGAGATTAGAAGATTTATATTATTACGCTGAAGACAGTCCTAGCGGACTAAGATGGAAAATAAATAGATATGGAGGAAAGGCCTATAACGTATTGGCTGCCTCTGCTGGAGATGTTGCTGGGTATTTAAATAAGGACGGTTATTGGATTCTGTCCATAGGTCATGGCAGAAATTATGTTAAAGGTCACAGGGTAGTATGGCAACTTTGTAACGGAGATTTGCAGGATGGTATGTCTGTAGACCATATAAATGGTGATACAAGTGATAATAAGATTTCTAATTTGAGGGCTGTCCAACACAAGATTAATTCAAGAAACCAGAAAATGAAGTCTTCAAATAGCAGTGGAATAACAGGAGTGTACCTGACTAACGGTAGGTGGGTAGCTCAGTGGAGAGATGACAAAGAAGCAAAGACTAAGTCATTCTCTACGAACAAGTACGGCCACGACAAAGCCCTCGAACTAGCTTGCGCCTATCGTGAAAAGATGATACAAGAACTAAATGCCCAAGGGGCAGGCTACACAGAACGTCATGGAAAGGAAACAGCATGAAATTAATCAACACAATCATTTTAGGTGTTGCACTAACACCGTGTATCATCTACAATATATACAAATATAAGTGTAGAACTACTAAGTCATTTGAACAACGCTAAGGAGGAATACAATGCTTAAACCTAAAGTTGGTGATAAATTTCTTTGTACATGTGATGATAGAGCTTCACACGGTTTTTATCGTGGAGAAGTGTATACAATAGAGGATGTTGCTGAAGAGACTGTTGGATTTCGTGGTTTATTATGGGGCGGTTGGGCATACAAAACCTTTCCAGAAGATTTTGAACTTGTATCCCCAGAACAACCAAAGCCACCCCTAGGCTTACGTCATTGGCATATTGCTGATGCAGAACGTGTTGGAGAAATCCTAGACGCTATGAAGCGTTATACTACTGAGCATAAGCCTATCCCTGAAGAATGGATGGAAGAACTTATTGAGAAAGTTGTAATTGATTATGAGCAATGAGAAAACATATTGCTTACAATGTGGGAGAGTGGTAGAATACCCTCATAAGTTTTGTTGTGAAGAGTGTGAGAAACAGTGGTGGAAGCGGGCTAATTTTAGATAGGAGAGAATATGAGTCCACGTTGTAAACGTTATAAGAACGTGTTTGTAGCTCCAGCTAGTGATTTGTGGAAGGCTATTGAGAATAAAGATAGCAAGAAAGCTGAAGAGCTGTACAAGGAAGCTTTGAAGAAAGCTAGAGAATATGAAGTGATTGAGTAGGAGGGTGTATGGGTTTGAGACTATGTTGGGACTCAGAGGCAACAGGATTTTTAAATGACGAGAACGTAGATTATCAAGCCTCTCCTTGGAAAGTTCGTGACCATTTTAAAATTCATTGTGTAAGCTTCAAAGATATTGTCACTGGTGAACGCTTTCCATTCATTCAAGGGGATGTATACAAGCATCTTAAAGAGTTCTTAGCAGACAGTAACATTGATGAGATTATTGCACACAATCAGTTAGGCTATGACTTACCGGTGCTCAAGGCTGTACTGGGCGTTGATTACTCTGCAATTGACGAAACATTAATGGGAAAGCCATGTAAGATTACAGATACCCTCGTGATGTCAAAAACGCTCAATGCAGATAGATATGCACACAGTATTGAATACTTTGGTAATCTGCTTGGACTAGAGAAGATTGATTGGCGAGCTAAAGCTATCGAGCTTGGACTAATTAATGCTCATGCCCCAAGTGGTGCTGAATTCCTTGTTTATCATCCAGAAATGTTTGTGTACATGGAGCGAGACATTGACGTTAATATTAAGGTGTACAACTATCTTATCAAAGAATGGGGAGATTGGCCTTGGGAAGATGCGTTTAAGCTTGAGACAGCTACACGAGAGATCATTACAGCTCAGGAGCATAGAGGTTTTGCATTTAATCGTGAACTAGCTGAAAGTAATCTTGACTTCCTAGACAAACGCATGGAAGAGATTAAAGCTGTTGTAGAGCCTTTGCTTCCTCCTAAGCCAATGGGTAAGACTACGCTTAAAGACTATACGCCAACAGCTAAACAGTTTCTAAAGAGTGGCAAGCCTAATGTGCATATCACTAATTTTATTACTAAGCATGGTGGAGAGATTATTGAGGAAGGTGATGAGTATTACACTGAGCTATTTGGCAAGCGTTATAAGCTTCCGCTTCCTAATGAACCGTTGCTAACAACTGAGCCAGCCACAGTCAAGGATACAACGCACATTAAAGGTTGGCTAGTAGAGATGGGCTGGAAGCCTTCACAGTATAAAGAACGTGACCTTACTTGTGACAGTAAGAAAAAGAAACTGTCTCAGGAGAAGTTCGAGGAAGCTGTAACACGCTATGTTGAACAAACTTTATCTTCACCGTTTTGTTCAGATCGCTGTGAAGAGTTAGGCACGTCTAAGGGAAGGTTGTTAGCTCTCTTATCTAAACACGACATGAAACGTCCACTCAAGGTGTATACCAATCCTACACTGACAGTAGGCATGGAAAAAGAGATTGACCCAGCCCTGCTAGAATTGGCTGACAAGTTCCCTCATGTTAAGCTAGTGAGCGAGTATCTAACATACTCCCATCGTAGGAACAGTATTCTAGGTGGAGGTGTAGACTATGACGACGACGAGGAAGAGATTGAGAAAGGCTACCTAGCTAGTGTAAGACAAGATGGACGTATTCCAACTCCAGCAGATACATGCGGAGCAGGGACATCCAGATTTAAGCACCGCCTATGCGCCAACATTCCCCGCGTAACGAGCCTGTTTGGTAAAGAAATGCGAGGCATGTTTGGAGTAGATACGTCTACACATTACCAGATGGGCTACGACTTCGATTCGTTAATAACTGGCGAATGTAAAACCTATTGAATTGCTGGAACACCCTAACGTAAAGCCGAGGGCAATCAGCAGCGAAGACGCAAATTACCTCTTAAGACCGGAGGTGATATGAAGAAAATTATTAAAGATTTTCCCATGTATGAAATTTATAGTGATGGAAAAAATTTGGAGCAAACATACAAATAAATTTCTTAAACCTTTTCTGAGTTCACAAGGAAAAGGAGAGGACTACTACTTAGCAGTTAAACTCTGTGACAATGCTTTTGAAAAGACTGTCACTATTCACAGGCTAGTAGCAGAAAACTTTATTGAAAATCCAAACAATCTTGAAACTGTAAACCATAAGGACGGAAATAAACAAAACAATTGTATAGAAAACTTAGAGTGGATGACTCAAGGCGATAACAAACGCCACGCTTTTGATACAGGTATTTCAGAGGCTTGGTGGAAAGCTCAGAAACATCCTAGAAGCACTTTCTCAAACGAAGAAGTTCATGAAATTTGTAAAAAGTTTGAAAAAGGTGTCAAACCTGTTGATTTGGCTCCAGCTACTTCTCTTGAATATCAAAAACTATTCAGGATATGGAATAGAGACAACTGGAAAACAATATCTAAAAACTACAATTGGTAATTTGCGTAACGTTCAACGACTATCGAAACCACGTATAAATACGGAAGGGAGTAGAGTAGGAAGTAAGCTTATGACTTCCGAAGCGGTAGGAACTCTTAAATGAGTTATGATATAGTCTGAACATATAGGAAACTATATGCGGCACGTAATGGTGCGGAGTAAGTGTTGCGACTTACTTGAACATATTGTAGAAGCTAAGATTGAGAGTCATTACGTCTATAAGTATGTAGGCGGTGTTGAATATGGTGTGAGTCTTACAGCCGAGAAGCCTAATGACTGTCACTCTGTATTAGCTCGTAAGATTACTGGTATTCTAGGGCGTGATTTTCCAAGGTCTACATCCAAAAACGTCAAATATGGGTGCAGTTACAATGCTCAGCCAGCTAGGGTAGCAAAGACTGTGGGTTGTGATTTAGCTACAGGCCAGATTATATTTGATGCTTTCTGGGAACAAGCTTATCCGCTGAAGCAACTTAAGGAAAATATGCAGAAGTATTGGGAAACTACGGGAGGTAAGAAATTCTTGCTAGGTATTGATAAGCGTAAATTACCAATCCGCAGTAAGGGCAACGTAATCAATACAGCTTTCCAATCTGCAGGCGTTATCTGTGCTAAACGTGCTATGGTGATTCATTACTTAAAACTCAGAGCTGAAGGCTTTACTGTAGACTTCTGGAAAGATGATTGGAAAAATCTATCGTTTGTACAACAGTTGATAGCTTACCATAAACATTGTGGCCTTGTACGGTAACGTACATTGAATAACCCCTCTAATTGCTGGAAACCCTTATAGGGCAATCAGCAGCCAAGCTCCGACAGGAGAAGGTTCAGAGACTAGGCGTAAGCCGTAAGCATCAAGTGATGCTGAAACGGGGGGAATCCTGAAAAGGATTGTGATATAGTCCGACACTCCTAGTAATAGGAGAGAACGTAACGAGTTCTATAACAGACTGGATGAAGCTCAACTAGAAGTTGCAAAAAATATGGTTACATGGAAAATCTTTAAGACTGAGGAAGAAGCTAAAGTGTTTAAGTCTCTACAAACTGATAAAGTATGGAGCGACATTGGGCATAGTGCTAAAGGATACTATGTAGGTTATTGCCGAGCTGGAGAATTAGCTACTGAAGCTGTACGTGAAGCTGGGCAATATTATAAACTTAACGTCGAATTAACTGCAGGCTACATGCTTGGGACTGATTGGGCAACGTGCCACTAAAAGGGTTGTAGAATGACATACACAAACCAATACGTAGATTTATCTAACCCTAACGAGTTCTCTGTCTGTGATATTAAATATTTAGATGATTATTCTGAACCTTGTAATGGAGGATACCGTAGAGCACGTCCTAGCGCCTACTGGCTGGAACGCTGTGGTATCACCTATGAGCAGATAGCAGACATACGTAAACGTGTCTCAGAGGGGGTTTCTTGTCGATCTATT